CCCCACTATACTTAAAAAAAAAAAAAAAAAAAAAAAAAAAAAACCCGCACGACACTTTTCTAATTTAGAATTAATAATTAACACAAATGAATGAACAATTAATTACACTGAAACAAGCCCCTATCATTCTCTATGAGAAGATAAAAGCGGTAGGGCAACAAGTTGAGACTAAAATCGCTGAATTGAACCTCGACAACCAGTTGGTAACTGATGAGACTTTGAAGAGTGCGAAAAACACTCGCGCAACGCTTCGCAAAGAACTTGCGGTATTTGAAGAGCAGCGCAAATTCATCAAAGAGCAGGTAAATGCTCCTTATGAAGCCTTTGAAAAGGCGTACAAAGAGCATATCAAGGTGCATTATGACAATGCTGATAGTACGCTAAAAGACAAAATCAATCAGGTAGAAAATAGATTGAGGGAAGACAAAATCGCACGTATCAAAGAGTTTTTTACTGAATTGTGTCTGTCGCAAGGTATTGACTTCCTCATCTTTGAACGTTTGCCGCTGAATATTACGCTATCGGCTTCAGATAAGAGCCTTAAAGAGCAAGTAACAGGCTTTGTAAGCGAGGTATCAAAGGGGCTGCAACTTATTGATAGCCTTAATGAACCTGATGAGTTTAAGGCTGAAATACTAACTGACTACAAGCAGACGCTTGATATTACAAGGGCGATACAGGGTGCTCAATATCGCAGGCAACAACGTGAGGCTGAATTGCAGCGTATCGAGGCGCAACGATTAGCAGCCGAGCAAGCAAGGTTAGCCGCTGAAGCAAGGGCGAGAGAAATAGCTCCTTTGCAAGCTCCTGAAGAAGTACCACCTCCAGCAATTCAAGAAGCACCCGCCCCGCCTCAAGAAGTACCTGCTCCTGCTCCTCAAGAAGAAATACTACATTACACCCTTGGGGTGAGCGGTACAAGGGCGCAACTTAGAGCATTACGCCAATTCTTAGAAACAAATAACATTAATTACAATATACAATGAGTACAGCAGTAACCACCACAGAAAAGGGCTTAACATTAGGTAATTTCCTTAATCAAAAAGCCACAGCCGATTTCCTAACAAAGACATTAGGTTCAAGAAAATCAGAATTTGTATCAAACCTCTTAGCCCTTTCAGATAGCAATAAAGAACTGTTACAATGCGATAACACCGAGCTGATGAAGTGCGCATTGAATGCCACCGCTCTAAACCTACCACTTAACAAGAATTTAGGGTATGCGTATGTTATCGCTTACAAGGATTGGAAGACCCAAGAAGTACACCCACAATTTCAAATGGGATATAAGGGTTTTATTCAGTTGGCTATCCGAAGCGGTCAATACAGAACCATTAACACCTGCGAGGTGCGAGAAGGTGAGATTAAGCGTAACAAGTTCACAGGACATACCGAGTTTTTAGGTGAAAACCCTGAAGGCAAAGTCATAGGCTATTTGGCTTATATAGAGCTACAAAATGGGTTTCAACAGTCCTTATATATGAGCCTTGAGCAGGTGCAGACACACGTAAGTAAGTATTCACAAAGTGGAATGGATAAAAAGACGGGTGAGCTTAGGGGGGTATGGAGAAATGAATTTGACGCCATGGCAAAGAAAACAGTACTCAAATTGCTACTTAATCGCTACGGGGTGTTATCAGTAGAAATGCAGAATGCCATAGAAAAAGACCAAGCAGATAGTGAGGTGCGTTATATAGATAACCCGCAAGCAGGTAGGTATGTGCAAGACGCTGTTATCATTGAGCAAAACGAACCTACCGATGTAGTTGTTCAAGAAGAGCCAGAAGAGCCAGTAGCACCCGCTCCTGCACCTTCAGAAAGTCCTAAACAAGTTGATTTTAAAAATTTGTAGCAATGAAAACACGTTATTTTACATTAGGTCAATCACACATCTATAAGTACAACGGTCAAATATTAGACCACGATTGCGTGATTAAAATCACTGCTGAAAACCCCAGAAAAGTAATGGTTGAGTATTTCGGCTTAACGTGGGCTTTTGAATACGATGAATGCCCTGAAATGGTTTTCTTTCCACGTGGTGTATATAACCTAACAGAAAGCAAATGGGAGACATTATGAAACACCAGATTATACTTAGAAAGCACTATTCTAAAGACTTTATAATAGAAATAGAAGCTGTAACAGAAGACGAGGCTATAGATATATTTAAAAAAAATATAGAAGAGTATAAAGCAAAATCAAAAAAGCAAACAGTACTCTATGGTGAAACCTTATTTGTCAATGGAATAGCTGTAGTAGAATTTGAAAATGATACAAACACAAGTAATTAGTTCAGGTAGCGAGGGTAACGCCGTGATATACGACAACGCAATAATGGTAGATTGCGGCGTTACACTCAAAGCCCTTGTAGGGGCGAATTGCAATTCGTCCGTACTACGTTCTTTGAAAATTGTGCTCCTCACACACCAGCACGGCGACCACTTTAAATTACGCACCTTACAACGATTACAAGCCGAGCGACCTACCTTGCGAATTGCTTGTGCTGATTTTCTCTTAGAGAGGTTGGAGGTTTTAAACAATATTGATGTACTGCAAGTGGGTAAGTTATACGATTATGGGGCATTTAAAGTGTCGCCTGTGAAGCTGTACCACGATGTACCGAATGTAGGTTGGCGAATATTCCTCAATAATGGGCAAAAGATATTCCACGCTACCGATACAGCACACTTGGAGGGTATCAGTGCCAAAGGTTACGACCTCTATGCTATTGAGCATAATTACTGCGAGGAGTACATACAGCAAGCAATTGAAGAAGCACGAGCCAATGGCGAATATACGCACGCTTACGGCAATATCAATACTCACCTTAGCATACAGCAAGCAAGGGCGTTTATTGAGGCAAACAGAAAGGAAAGCAGTGAAGTATTAGAACTGCATAAAAGTAGAAGTTTTTATAAGTAAAAATGAAGAAAAGATGAATGAGAATAAATCAATGTTAGCAAACAGTCTTGCAGACTTAGATAGCGGTCTTGCTCCTATGTCAGATTGTATGAGGTATGGCATGACTTGGGGTTGTGATAAAGATTGCCCCGTTTTAAATGCGGGATTGTGTGAAGAAAAGTTTGGAGAAGGTAAAGAACTTTATTATGAACTGCTACAAGATTTAGAAGCTAACGATATGTTAAACGAAATTAACGCTAAAGACTTAGAATTTTTAAATAAAGAAAGCAAATGAAAACAATATTTAAAGTAGGAATGACGGTTTATGACCAAATTGTATTTCCTGATGTAAAGGGTAAGGTTGTAGATATTAACGAATATAGTTCGCTTCCTGTTAAAGTACACCGTGAAGATGGAAAAGGTGGTGATTTTTCTTACACTACAGATGGGCGTTATCATAAAGATATTGAACCGACACTTTCCACAAAGCCTTACACACTTGAAAACTTTGAACAGAAAAAATCCTCTGCACCATCGTACGAGGAAGCTATTGAGAGAGCGCACGATAAAGGTGGCTATTACTATATGTCGGATAATTTAGCAGTACCGAGTAAAGAACTTGCTGATGCAACAATGGCACTTTTGAAACTTCTGTTTTTAAGAGACTATTACAACAAGGGTTGGCAGCCTAATTGGAAAAATGATGAATGGAAATATTTCATTGAATGCTATCAAGGTGAATTAAATATCAATAGAACTTTTGGAAACAGTAGAGTTTTAGCTTTTAAATCAAAAGAAATCAGAGATAAATTCCTCGAAGAACAAAAAGAACTATTAGAAATAGCAAAACCTTTATTATAACTATGGAAATACAAGGACGAATTAAAACAATATTCGCTACTGAAACAGTAGGGCAAAACGGATTTCAAAAGCGTGATTTGGTAATCACTACCGATGGGCAATATCCACAAGATATTATCATTCAATTTGTACAAGGCAATTGCGCTGTATTAGATAGGTTTCAAGTGGGGCAAATGGTTAAGATACACTTTAATCTGCAAGGGCGTGAATGGACAAGTCCGCAAGGTGAGGTTAAGTACTTCAATACGGTTGTAGGCTGGAAGATAGAACTCATTCAAACCACGAATGTAGCGCAGCCTCAATACCAGCAGCCTATGCAGCAATATCAGCAAGCCCCACAAGGGTACGAACAAGTTCCCCAAGGTTACGCACCGCCTCAGCAGACACAAGCGTACCCACCACCACAAGGGCAGCCGCAATATCAGCAGACGCAAATGTTTAACAATTACGGACAAGCACCTTCGCAAGGGGACGGAGTACCGTATTAAATAAAAGACTATGAGAAAGATTATAACAAAAACCATCGCATTTATTATCCTATTATCGCTATTAGCATTTGGGGTAATGGCATTATTCAGAAGTGAATACCCTTATTTATGGTTTGTAGGGCTGATTGTAGCAATCCTTATACTGATTGTTTTTCCTTACAACAAGTTTTTCAGTAACTAATTTAATATTTATATCAAATGAAAAAGATGATTATTCTTTTCAGCGTTATAGCCTCCTTAGTGGGGTGTAACCGACCAGAACCTAACTATGAAGGGGTTCTAATGACAGAGTACGGACGAAATGGTATCAATTCGTTCAAAATCGTAACAGGTGCGCAAGGCATATTAGGTCCAGGTAGTGAGCTGTATCAGGTGCCAATGTGGGAGCAAGCGGGCGACCCTGATATTGTAGAAATCACGGCAAAAGATGCTGGGGTATTTACGGTAGACCCTTCCTACACTTACACACCTATCAGAGGCAAAGGTGCTGAGATTGTGTTTAACTACAAAAACTACCGAATACAAGACCCTGAAACGTTCTTTGACAATGTAGAGGCTAATGTACTTAACAAGCGTGTTACAGATGCCTATCGTGAAGAAGCAAGGAATTACACTACCGACAGCCTTATGAACAATTTGGGTAAGTTTGAATTATCGGTACAAAGCAGATTGAAAGAGGAGTTTAAAACAAAATTCTTTGACCTTACTACACTTACATCGGGGCTTAAACCACCTGCTTCAATGCTGAAAGCCGTAGAAGATAGGAATAAGGCTATACAAGAAGCTAACAGAGTAAAGAATGAGTTAGAAACCTCAAGAATGCTGTTAGAAAAGGCAAAGATAGATGCAGAAACGAACAAAGTACAATCGGTAGGGCTTACAAGGGAAATCCTAATGCAGCAGTATATAGAGATGCTGGGTAAGACCACCAATAAGGTTATTATAACAGACGGCAGAACGCCAGTAATATTAGGTAATTAGTAACCACAAAAAGCAAGTATCAAAAGGGATAGTAGCAGGTTCGACTCCTGCCTTGCTTTCAAAGACGATAACAATGAAAAAGATAACCATTCCAAGCAACGTTAAGAACGGCAAATTGGTGCAAAATCGCAATTTGATACAAAAGGCTATAACTTCCTTTGAGGATACGAATATCAATATCACCATTGAGAGGCGAAGCAAGAAAAGAAGCGTACAGCAAAATGCTTTCTATTGGGGCGTTTGGATACCTATCATTCAGCAGGCTATGAATGACACTTGGGGCGAGTTTTACCCTCCTAATGAGGTGCACAATGTACTGAAAGCCTTGTGTAATTATGAGGAGCGTCCTAATCCTGCCACAGGTGAGATACAGCGAGTACCTATGAGCAGCACCAAGCTGACCACCTACGAATGGGAGAAGGAGTTTAAGCAGCAAGTAAGGTAAATGTGTATGGATAATTTCAATCTTGATTTACCTGAACCTGATAATGAGGAATAAGCAATTTTCACCCCTCGTTAAGCAAGGATAAAAACAAGTTATAAAGCACTGAATATCAAAGTGAAGATATAAATAAGCAAGTTTTAAAGTAAAATAAGCAATGAAAAAAGAAACAGTAAGCCGATTTAATGAAAAATTAATGACTTCCAACGACCTTGCGTTGTTGAAAGGAAAAGAATCTAAGTACCTAATGAATAGTCTTTACAGACGCTGGAAAGAAGATTTTACAGACGAGGATACTGGGGAAGTCGTAACCATAGAACGAAAATAACTCATTATTTCTAAGGGCGAAGAGTTAAACGATGAGAATTTTCAAACCATCGACTTTTTTATCAAGAGTGGAGAACTTAACATTAAAGATGTACGATTAAGTTCAATACAACGCACTGCAGATGCTGTATTAGGCAACAGTACTATATGGATAGCGGTAGTGGAAATCTCTCGAAAAAAAAGAACGTTCTACCTATATGCTAACAGCATAGATGTAGCAAGGGGAATTATAACTGACTATATCGAACAAAATTACATTGGGTTTTATGAAATAAAATCACTCAAAGAGCAGCAGTATTTTACCCTTGTATCATTGGCAAAGAAAAACAGCAATGAGGAGCAAAATAAGTTCTATCAGATAGAGGTAGAAATAATAGTAAATAAAGAATCTTACCCAATGCGCTTTTTAGTGAAAGCATCTAATGCAGAAGAAGCAAAAGTACTAAGCGAGGCGTTTTATGAAACTTATATGCGTGTGGCTGATAAGGATAAAGAATTACCTCCTTATACAATGACCTTGTTATCGGCAAAAACGCTGAATGTAGAGGCAGTTATAGACCACCAGTTTTGCAAGGAATATATAGATAAAAGCAAAGAAACGTTGTAATGTAGCCATTGTGCACCCCGATAGGCAAGCACTCACGTTCGAGCCGTGAGCGGGGGCAAAGATTAAAAATATAAAGTAATGAGAACGATTAAATTTAGAGGACAAAGATTTGATAAAGAATTTGTATACGGATATGTACAATATTTTAAAGATACTGATGAGTATGCTATTGATGATTATGCAGTAAATGAGGATTCAATAAGTCAATTTACAGGGCTATACGACAAAAATGGCACTGAAATCTATGAGGGTGATATACTTGAATTTAGTTACTTAGCTGAAGAAGGTGAAGAAAGACATTTTATATCTGGAGGAGATTATGATAGTGAAATAATTAGAAGATTTTATATTGAAGAAGAATACAAAGGAGTAGTAGTATTTGATAAAGGTGCTTTTAAAATAAAAATTCAATATAAAGGACTTGAATACCTTGATAAATATGAGAGATATGAAGAATATAGAAAATATGGAGAATATAAACGTGTCTATGTAGAAAAGCTAATTCCTTTATCTTTCCAAGAACAGACTTTAGATGATTTAATGTTTATGTTTGCAGATGGTGATATGAAATTCTATAATATAGAAGGATTAGATTTTTTCAACGAAAATAACATTTATGCTTTAGTAGAAGAGTCTAAGAAACTTTATAATAGTAAAAAAGAAGGTGATTATGATAAATATCTTGAATTAGATAATAAGATATACACCTTAATAAAAGAAGGTTTAAAAGATATACTATATAAAATAAAAGTAATAGGAAACATTCACGACAACCCTGAATTATTGAACTAATTTACCTAACTAAATGTCTAAAAACTGTCCAAAAAGAGGGCTATTTAAGACGATAAAACAGTATCGCAAACAACACAACTACCTAATAACCAACTACTACCAAATGGCTAAAAAGCCGTCTAATTTGTTTAACCGATTTCAGATGAGATTGAGTGCGCATAAATCTTTATCAAATCTCTAATTTCAAATCAAAATGAACGAGTATCAAGAGTTTTTAAAGAACAAAATCAAGATAGCTCCTAAGCAAGGGTTTCCTTGTAGCCTTGATGAGATTAACCCACGAATGAAGCCCCACAACCGATTAATGGTAAAGTGGATGGTAGAGGGTGGTAGGCGTGCCTGCTTTGCTTCTTTTGGACTTCACAAGACCGTTACCCAGCTGGAAGCAGCGCGAGTAGTCCTTCAAAAGGCAGGAGGTGGCAAAGGGCTAATAGTTTGCCCGCTATCTGTACGACAAGAGTTTATCGAGGACGCTAAAAATATCCTTGGTTGGGAGGTAGCCCCTAAGTTTATTCGTCGTATCGAGGAAACAGATGACAAGGATGGGATATACCTCACCAATTATGAAAGTATCAGAGACGGCAAATTAGACCCTCGACACTTTCAGGTAGCAAGCCTTGATGAGGCCAGTATCCTCAGAGGTTTGGGAGGCTCTAAAACGTTCCGTGAGTTTATGAGGTTATTCACAGGCGACGCTGGTCCTATGCAACAGCGTAGAGGTGCTGACAATATCAAATACCGATTTGTAGCCACGGCCACTCCCTCCCCTAATGATTATATAGAGTTATTAGCATATGCCGACTTTTTAGGGGTGATGGATGTATCACAAGCAAAAACACGCTTCTTTAAACGTGATAGTACTAAGGCTGATAAACTCACTTTGCATGCTCATAAAGAAGAAGAATTTTGGTTATGGGTATCCTCTTGGGGGCTTTTTGTAACAAAGCCTTCTGATATTACCCAAAATGAAGCTGATGATATAGGGTATATCCTCCCTGAATTAGATTTGCGTTGGCATGAAATACCCACCAATCACTTAGACGCAGGGTTTGATAAGCATGGACAAGGGCTTTTGTTTAAAGATGTAGCGTTAGGCTTACAAGCATCGGCAAAGGAGAAAAGAGATTCATTAGAGGATCGCATCCAAAAGATGTTAGAACTCCGAGCAGAAGACCCTGAAGCACATCGTGTAATATGGCACGATTTAGAGAGTGAACGCAAAGCAATTGAAAAGGCTATCCCAACCCTTAAATCAATATATGGCTCACAAGACTTTGAAAAGCGTGAGGAGATTATCAGAGCTTTTTCGTATGGCGAGTTGCAGGAGTTAGGAGCAAAGCCCGTGATAGCAGGTTCAGGGTGTAACTTTCAAAGGTATTGCAGCTGGGCTATATACTTAGGAATAGGCTATAAGTTCAACGATTTCATCCAATCTATACACCGCTTACAGCGCTTCCTCCAAAAGAACAAGGTACGTGTGGATTTGATATACACAGAAGCAGAACGCAATGTACGAAAAACCTTAGAAACCAAGTGGAAAAATCACAACAAACTCGTAAAGAATATGACGGAAATAATCAAGAAATATGGGCTATCTCATTCTGAAATGGCTCAGGTGCTTACTCGCAAAATAGGAGTAGAGCGTATGGAAATAAAGGATAATTATTACCATATTGTAAACAATGACAATGTGTTAGAACTCGACCCTAAAGAAAACCCTCATGCTTTGAAAGATAATAGTGTAGGGCTTATAATTACCTCAATACCCTTCAGTACCCAATATGAGTACTCTCCTAATTATGCTGATTTTGGGCATTCTGAAAGTAATGAGGAGTTTTTTAAACAAATGGACTATCTCACCCCTAATTTGTTTCGAGTATTACAGCCTGGCAGGATAGCAGCTATACACGTAAAAGACCGTATCGTACCCATGGGGCTATCTGGAATGGGCGTGCAAACAGTATATCCTTTTCACGTAGATTGCATACAGCACTACACCAAGCACGGCTTCGCCTATATGGGTATGAAAACCATTGTTACTGATGTGGTTCGTGAGAACAATCAAACCTACCGCTTAGGATGGAGTGAACAATGTAAGGATGGAACGAAAATGGGAGTAGGTATGCCTGAATATCTCTTATTATTTAGAAAGCCAGCTACAGACAAAACAAATGCTTATGCAGACGAACCTGTAATAAAGGATAAAAAAGAGTATACACGTGCAAAATGGCAGATAGATGCTCATGGCTTTGCTCGATCCTCTGGGAATCGTTGTTTATTTCCTGAAGAATTGGCCAAGTTAGCACACGATGTTATTTTTCAGGAATATAAACGCTTTTCATTGGAAAATGTATACAATCACGATTTTAATGTAAAGATAGCCGAAACGCTTGACCTACACGGAAAACTCCCTACCTCATTTATGCTCTTACAACCTCAGAGTTGGAGCGAAGAGGTATGGACGGATGTTACTCGTATGCTTACCCTCAATGGCTCACAATGGAGTAAGGGAAAAGAAATGCACCTTTGCCCAATGCAGTTTGATATTGCCGACCGCGTAATAGAGCAGATGAGCAATAAAGGGGATGTAGTATTAGACCCTTTTGGGGGGCTAATGACAGTGCCTTATCGTGCTATCCTCAAGGGGCGTTATGGAGTTGGTTTTGAACTCAATCCTCAATACTTTTTAGATGGTGCAATTTATTGCGAATCCGCTAAACAGAAAGTAAGCACACCTACCCTATTCGACTTCATAGAGATAATGGAGAAAGAGCAACAAGAAAAGGAAATGCAAAAAATATCATAAATACTCATTCATTTTTACTTGTCTTACGCCCTCGATTGTACTTGGCGTGTATGCTCAGGGAGAGGGCTTATGGCAAGTGATTATAAAAACTAAAAACATGACAAAAGATTTAACATTCAAAGAGAGTTGGTTCAAAGCAATGCAACACCTTCCTCAAACAGAACAGAAAAAAGTAACCATGGCTATATTGCATTATGTATTTGCTGATGAGGACTGGGAAAAAGTCCTAAAACCACAATCAAGGGCAGTATTCCTGCTAATCAAAGCAGACTACCACATGCAAGAAAAATTAGCATAAGAAGTAATTATCACGTTCATTTAAAATAAACACCAATGGAAAGAGAAAGTTTTGTGTTTTATAGTTCATTCTTAAAAGCTATCCGAGCGATAAAAAAGAGGGACATTCAAGCTGAGTTAGCACTTGCCATAATTGAGTATGGAATTACAGGTGAGACTACTGAATGTGGCGAGGTAGTGAGTGTAGCAATGGAACTTATAAAACCACAAATAGAAGCTAATAATCAAAGGTATATTAATGGGAAAAAAGGTGCAGAGCATGGGATAAAAGGGGGAAGACCGAAAAAAGAAAACCCCACTGAAACCCCTAAAAAACCCCTAAAAAACCCCACTGAAACCCCTAATGTAAATGTAAATGATAATGTAAATGATAATGTAAATGATAATGTAAATGATAATGTAAATGATAATATTTCTTTTTTAGAAAAAAAGAAACAAAA